CCTCTTCTACAATATCTTCAGTAATGAACAACGAATCGGTTGGGTCTAATGCTTTTAGGTCCGCCGACGCAGTACCGCCGTCAGCGAACCCTTCAGGCTTTTTTACAGAGCCACCGTGGGCAAAGGGTCGGTATACTCCCCCTGCTTCTCCCATGTCATATCGTTGATTCCAGTTAGATGTCTCGTAACCCTCACCTTCACCAAAGCCACCATTAAAGGCATCTTCTTGTGTTGACATTGGGTTAATAGAAACAGGAGTGTCTGCCACCAGAGTAAACAAGCCCCTCGTGCCTGCGACCATCTCCGCCTTGCCTGTGGTGTTGTAGTGGTTACGCGCAAACTGCTGCAGGGACTGTCCACCTAGCCGATCCTTTTGAGACTCGTAACTGGCCCCAATGTCAGGGTTAGCCGCTAAGTAGGCGGCTATTCCGCCTCTAGGTGTAGACGCCACCCTGTCCGCCGCCGCTGCCGCATCTCGTTGGTAATCAAGCCCACGCATGCGAGAGTAAAGCTGCGACTTGGATAGGCCACCACCGTAAGAGCCTGGGTTCTGCAGCACGCCCGTGTAATCAGAATACGTCCTCCCATTACCAAGGCCCGTGGTCAGTTGTCGAAGATCCGCTGCCGCTCTGCCGCCTGTGTATCGAGCAAGCAAATCCGCACCCATAAGCGAGCGCGGACGGCCTGTCACCGTAGGCGGTGTCCAGTTGTATCCCGATCCGGTGGCCGAGCGCAATTTAGCCGCTGGCGTGTAATCAAAGTTAGTGAGATTGCCATAAGAATCGAGGACCTCGGTCCGTGGAGCGCTTTCCCTGAATGTTGTGTCAAGCGACTCTTCGCCAGCGGCATACACGCCAGTGTTATCGGGCAACGGCTGATAGACAGTAGGGGCGGTGTAAGGGACTTGTGTCTGGGGGAAAGGGTCTATGTAGTCTGCGTCTGCTGGTGGGGGTGCTGCTGGTGTGGGTGCTGCTGGTGTAGGTGCTGCTGGTGTAGGTGCTGCTGGTGTAGGTGCTGCTGGTGCAGGGGTGTCGTAGAGCCAGTTAGGGTCAAAGCCTAGCCCTATCATGTCCTGATAAGTGACTCCTTGCTCAGTAGCAATCTGCTGCATCTCACGCCGCTCTTCAGGGCTTACTTCGCTATCCTCCATGATCTTTGTCTTGTATGCGTCCACCCCCGCCTGAGTAATTGAGTCCGCAAAGGCAGAGCCGCTGTCCATGAAGGAAGCTTGGCCCTGTGAGCTTAACTGGTCACCGGCCAGTGCTGTGGGGGTCGTGAATATCGCGTCAATAGTGTCATCTGCTACACCAGCGGCACGCGCATCATCCATACTGATACCCGATTCTAGGATCGCCGCATAGGCCGTTTCAGGAGGCCATGCACTAGGGTTGGCAAGATAGGCTTCCTCCGCTGCCAAGAGATCGGCTGCCGTAGCCCCCTTGCCATAAGTGACAGGGCCTCCTTCAGCCATCTTCATTGGAAAACGGGAAAGCATTTCTCGTGCGGACATGTAAGCCATGAGGGTAAGCCTTTGCTAAAAATAGGGTTGTACTATCTATCTTAACATTCTAGCCCTAGTAGTACTCTGGGACAAGCCCCTCGGCTTTCGGCTCATCCTCTTGGTCCGTGTGCAAAGAGATAAAGTTCCCCGCTCGAAACCGCGTCAGCGCCTGAGTCGTGCTATCTACCTGGTCGTCATTGTCGCCATTAGGAAACGCTGCGCACTCCTCAATCAAATCCTGCGCCCAGTCATCGTCCGTGGCCCAGACCATCCCGCTCTCTAATATCGGAGCAACAGAGTTAGCACGCGATACCTTGTCCTGGCCGGCACGCCGCCCGCCGGGCGAGTACATCGTGACAGGTATGCCCATGCGCCGCAGCTCCTGCTGGAGCGTGGTCCCCGTCGCTTTGGCCTCGATCAACACATTATCAGGCTGCCAGTAGTCATACTGCTCCTTGGCCTGCCGCTTCAGATCAGGAAAGTCCCAACGGCCCTTCCGCACATCCATCAACATAATATTAGGACCAGAGTCCTCGTCTGGGAAGAACACGCCCCACGTCGTAATGACAGAGTAGTCCGCCGTCTCCTTCTTAGAGTACGCCGTGTCATAAGACTGGATGATGTACTCAACCGCAGGTAATTCCTCGTGCTCCCAAAGCTTCCACCACTCACGCTTCAAGATCGCACCCTCATCAGCCGTGGGCCGCTGCTGATACATCGCGTTCCACTTCTGTACCGACATCGACGCTCGAACAGCACGTAACTCTTCAAGCTCCCAGTAACTCGGCCAAAGGGCTCGCTCGTTCTCTTCCCCCTCGTCAAACACAGCAGGAAACTCTATAACCTCCCACTGGTCCGCGTTATTCGTAGACTGTGCTTTGAGCAGTCGCGCTGTTAAATCTTTCGTTCCCCATCGAGTCATGACCAAAACCACGGCTGCTCCGGGCTGCAACCTAGTCCGTGGGCCGGAGGTATACCACTCCCACGCATTGTCCAAGGCCAGCGTAGACTGCGCGTCCTGCTCCGAATTGTGCGTAACAACGTAGCCATGTCCAGCCAAAAACAAACCATCAGCCCTATCTACCGTGATGCACTGCACCGACCCCCTTTCTGGTAAAGCATTCACCTCTATCGAGCGACCCCGCTTGTCTGTTGGCGTATAAGCATTTTTTAACTTTCTTGGCATCCTCGCGCACTGCGCCAACCTGAACATCACCCTATGGTTCGTTTTCGCCGTAGCAAACCTTTCACGCTTGTCTTCATACGAGCGTAAACAAGCCTTTACGCCAAGCGAATGCAGAAGCTCAACAACCGCCATAACCATATTCTTGTTGCAGTTGTAAAACCCCGCCTGCCCATTTTCCAAAACACAACCATCCGTATCCACCAACCCCTGAAGCAAACTCATTCGCTGCTCAACAGAGCCACGCAAGTACACATCCGGTATATGTTTATTGTTTATAACCCCCAGTAACTTTAACTGTGCATGCAACCCATAAACCGTAAAAGTCCAACCATCCCCAGTAACAGGGGACACCTCATAGCCCAAACGCCTAAACTCAGAAATCATATACTCCTGATCCCCGGTTTTTGGGTCCGCCGTCATGCGACCATTCGAAGATGTCCCATCACCCAACCACGCACCAAGAACCCACGGATCAATCGGCAAATTTGCCTTCGGGTATTCAACCGGATTTACACGCGGCAAAATTGGCTTGTTAGGCTTACTCCACTGCGAAAGCTCCCGCGCTGTCTTTGACACAACCCTAGCTTTAGTAAGGTTTGTGTCCGAATTAACACCCCACAAATGCTCCGAATCGCAAATAATCTCACAGCCGTCGTCCGTCAAAACACTGTACAAAGGCCGGTCTTCATAAACAGGCGACTTTGCCTTCACAACCGTCGTCTTGCCATCAGGACCAAACACCTCGTCACCAACGCGCAGGTGCTGGATCTCAACAAAACCCCTCGGCGTCGGTATCGGCGTGCTTACCTCAAGCGCATGCGGGTCATCAATTATCAACATGTCCGCACCACGGCCCGTCATCGCACCACCAACGCCCACAGCAAAATACTCACCGCCCGCGTCAGTGTCCCACCTTCCGGCGGCTTTACTGTCTGCCTTCAAGGCAACGCCAGAGAAAACCTCCTTGTACCGATCAAGGTCCATGAGGTTACGCACCTTACGTCCAAACCTGACAGCAAGCTCGCCCGTGTGCGTCGCCTGAATGATCTTGGCGTCAGGCTTACGACCCATAATATAAGCAGGCAGCAGATACGACGCGAATTCACTCTTGGTGTGCCTTGGAGGCATATTCACAATCAAACGCTTCAACGTGCCATCGGCTATCCGATCAAACGCGCTCGCCATAATCTCATGGTGGCTGCTGATTATCGCTTCAGGCCAAACGTATCGAGAGAATCCAATAAAAGTATCCTGCGCCTGCTCCTGGCCTTCAAGCAGAGCTAGGCGTAGCTCAAGTTTCAAGCGTTCAGCTTCATGGTCCTGCTGCCTGTCAGGTAACTGCATAACTCCCCTTGCTTTCATTAACTACAAGATGCTGCCTTAACTGCTCCCAGTTCACCGCGTTTAACGGCCAACGGTCAATGGGCCGCGTCTCTAGGCCCCGCGCTACCAGATCCTGGACCTGTGTCCCGTGATAAAGCAGCAGAACTTTCTCAGATAGTTTCTTGGTGGACTTCGGATGCCACTCCACTAACAGATACGTTGGCATCCCCATCCTCCCGTGCTTCAACGCGAACGCTATCTGATGAGGACTCACCCTCACCTGCTTCCCCGATGTCACTACCTTCAGCTCCATCAGCACGTACTTGCTGTGGGGTAACGCTATCAGACAGTCGGGAAACCCCATCGTCACCTTGTTCTCCACCCTCGTCATCACCGCATTCGGCAGATGCTCTTTTACCCTCTTGTAGAGCAGCCCTTCGGGACCTTTCGCCATTTTTCATCGCCTCAAGCATAGTAGGGGTTGTGTCCTCAATGTCTTCGGGTGCCACATCTATCAACGCCTGCGGAGGACTGCCGTACATCGCCTTGATCTCCTCCAGCTTTCTCTGCACCTCCTCCTTGGACATGCTGTCTATCGTGCCTACGCGGATCTCCTTACGGTCAATGTATATCGTGCCAAGGGCTTGGCCCCTACGGTACTCGGCAGACACAGCAGCGCCAAAGTTTCCCGCATCAAGGGCCTTGTCCCTGATTACCTGCAAGTCACGCATGTGCCGCTCAAAGTTCGTGCCGTACTTCTCAGCAAGCTGGTGTCGGTATTCTTGGATCGCGGCTACCACTTGAGGGTGATACCTGGGGTCCGTCAGCCTATTTGACTCCCACGACGCATTCTTCTCGGAGTACCCAGCACGGATCGCGGCCTCCTTCAACGTGACCCTACCGTCCTCGGACACCAGCTCTTGGACAAACTTCCACTGCTGCGGGGTTACCGCTTTAGGCTGCGACTTCAAGGGTTTTACAGGGACGTTCAACCTCTCCATTAGCTTCTCCCCTTGGGTCACGGGCAGAGGAGGAGAGTTAAACAGCTCTTTGGTTCTTTTGCTCAAGAATGTCTCCAGGTGCATCTAAGGCACAGTACTTTGGGTTGTCAGGCTTTCTGCTTTCTAAAGCGGGAATGATACAAAATTTGCAAAAATTTTTATAGCTTTTAATTTTCTAATGTAAGGGGGTGGGTTAGCAAGTAGCGTTTCACGTGGAACATGGGTCATTTTTGTTTTGGCCGGAATTGTTTGTATGTAACTTAGCTAAAGCTGTCTTGCTGCCAGGCCTAGGCTAAAAACCGATCGAGCGTTCGTTCGATCGGTTTTTATCGTTTCAAATCGGCCATAGGGTACCTAGTCCCGTGATTCTAGGGACTAGGATCACGGCTCATTATTCTAAGTAATTGATTTTATTAGAGTTTACCTAGTTATGCTATTTCCGGTAATTAACATTACTGGAAATAGTGAATGAGAATCATTCACTATAAACCTTTTATCGATCCCCATTATTATTTGGCTAGGGGCTCATCGTAGCCCCTAGAATCGGTTTAGCTTTTCAGGGGCTACCTATGCCCCTCGATTGCTTGCAATGGATTAGCAGGGTTTTAGCGCAGTTATACAGCCGGTTACATTAGTTACGCTGAATCCTCAATAA